ACCGCAAATAAAAATTGTTTTTTTCTTTGTTGACAAACATCATCTAAAGATACATTTGTTGTTGCCATAGTATAGTATATTATCACTTATAATATACTACGAGATTGTTAGATTACTATGTCTAATATTTGGATGAATACCAGTAGTTTGATAAATATTTAAATCCTTTTTGTGCTCCCATATCATTTACAACGGTTAATTTGGGACCACTTGATACAATTTGATTAATTTCAAAAATATTTAAAGCACGGTTATAATATCTTAATGCTGATAATTTTCCAAAAAACCCACCATTTTGGCCTACATAAACATCTCCATAATTTTGTTTTGGAGTATCCAGCATTTCAAGGCGGCTTGCGATTATACCATTAACGTATACATCTATCTTTGTATTCATCGCACGGATAGCAACATGGACCCATTTCTTTAATGGAACATTGTCAATATTAATAACATTGGGATTTTTACCAGAAGACATATCTGGAGTTTTGACTGAATCCATAATAATATGCAGCTTATTTGTCATTGGTGAAATATACATACCGGGTGCGTTATTTACATTTGCAATATTTGTAACGGAATCAAATCCGCCATCTCCTTTGCTGAAAATATGTTGATACCTTTTATTATCTTTATTCAAGTCATCAATATATATCCAAGAAGACCACGTGAATTCTAATCCTTCGGATTCATTGTTAGATCTATATATTGGTTTACTCTCTGTATTCTTGGGGTCTTGAGAAATTATCATATTATTTGTACCATCAATCATACCATCAATTAGATAAGGTGTATCACTTGGTCTTGTAAAATAACTTATCATACTTATACCCAAATTCATTAAAAACAAGAACACAATTAAGACCAAAATAATAAAGGCAAATTTTGCGATTATAGTATTCGAATATAAGAAACCAGTTGTAGCACCAACACCAACGGCTGTTTCCGTTGAAAATTCATCAAATTTATCAGTGAGTGTTCCCTTAGCTTGGTCGAACCCATCACTTGCTACTTGGATACCACTTTGAATACTTTGGTTAAATGTATCTAATGGACCAGTATTTGTATTAGCAGTTTGTTGGAAATTCATCTATTTTATATATTATATACTAGATATATAAAACATTTTTGTTTACATCAAGGAGACCTTTTTAATTTCTTCATTATTCTGTAATATTGATAAATCAATACCTATATCGTTCAACGCCGAAGCCATCTTACTAGAGCCATTACCTTTCATATAAATATCCCACGCGGTTTCAGGGTCAACTGGGGTCGTCCATCGCTTAAATAGAGTAGCGTATGCGTCAAAATTTCCGGTGATATTCCCTAAATATAAAGGCGTTTCTTTACCAGGAGGTACGATAGGGATAGCACTACCACTGTTTTCGGTATTCTTGAAGAATCGTTGGGAACGTACTAATTTACCATCAAGATACGCATCGGCAAATTGATTATCCATACTGATTGTTATATTTACCCACTTTTGAAGAGGAAAATTATTAGTAATTATCATTGTTTCGTCAGTATCATCATTCATTTTAATGTCTAATTTTAAGACTGGAGAATTTTTATCTAAATATAGCTTAAAATTATTGCCACGGGAGAATATAGTTTTGTCAGCATTGTTATCCCAAGTGTTTACATATATCCATGCGGAATGTCCATAACGAGTATTTGTTGGACCACTAATAGTTGTAATAGCTGAAACTGGTGTCAATAGGCTAGCAGTTTGCACTAATTCAGATGAACTATCGGTAAAGTAAGTATATAGTACATATAACAATACTAAAATAGCTACTATCAGAATTATGGTAATTGTATCCATTATATACTTTACATCTATAAATTATTCACCGGAGGGTTTTTTTTCATCAATAAATTATAAGAACTTGTTACTTGTGAACGTGATAAATTACCTACATAATAACGAATATTACTAATCGCACCATCCAACCCATCATTTGACCCAATAACTACCATATCATTCGCAGTATGTATGGGGGGATTATTATGGTCGAATCTAAATGTTTTTTCTAAGGCACCATTCAAAAACAAATCTACTGAGTTTGCGGTATAGTTAAATACAAATTGGTTCCATTTTTGAGTATCTATTTCTACTGTATAGCTACTATTGTTATCTTCACTATTGGTAAAATACACTTTTAATATTTCTTTATTATTATGGGGGTCCTTTTTAACATAGGTTATCTTAGGAATACCATTGCCATAATTAAATATAGAGGTCTCATTCGCATACGAAACCTTATTTTCGGAATGGGTGTTTACCATTATCCACATTGATAAGCTATAATTTTTACGGTATACTACCGGGGAATTTATATCATCTTTTTCGGCTGTTAGTTTTAAATCATAACTGGAAATCAATGGTTTTTCTATATCTAGAAACGCAGTTCCTTCCAGTAATGGCGTACCCTGTTTTAAACTAAGTTTTGATACAATTGTCGGTATATAATTATAGAGGAATATCAAAACTACCTCAGTTATAAACAAATAATAGACGACATTTGTTGTTAGTTCTAGTTCTCGTCTTATGTAATTATAGAAGTCTAAAATAAGACAAGGAACATAGAAAAGAAAATGCACGAAAAAACCTCCCCATCCTTCTTGCCTTTTTAAATAACTACTATAAAAGTAAAATACAATTGCTAACCCAATTAATATACCTAGTGACACTACACCTGATATTATATAATTTGCTATTGAAAATGCGGAATCATTTATATTTGAATAAAAATAGAATACAGTTCCAAATAAAGCTACTATTGTTCCTATAATCATCCCACCATAATAACTGTTATTCAATGACTCTTTTCCTAAAAAAACAGTAGGTATTAAAACTATTAATCCTATTACTAATGGGAATAGATAATTATTATAATCACTTGTTAATGATAATGGGTCTTCAGATGACCGCATCAGAGTTATTACAAAATAAATCAGGAATCCAAAAGTGATAATATATTTCAACATTGGTATCACATTAGTTCCGTTAGATAAGTCCATATTTATTATACACTATACATATAATAAATATTTCAGGTATACATATTACAAGTTCTCCATTGTTGTTTTCTTTCCATGACATTCACGACATAAAGCAACTAAATTATCTACATGATTACTTCCACCATATTCTAACCTAACCACATGATCTACTTCAAACCAAGCGGTTAATTGATTTTGACAATCACCACATTTCCAGTTTTGACGGGATGCTACGAATTTCTTTTTAGTTTCACTAACAGAACGCTTTGTTGATTTTTTACCAGAATTCATTATTCTATCTTCAGATACTTGGGACGGATTAGAGAAATTCATCATTGGATTATTGTCATTGCCCGAAACAAATCCTTGCTTTGTAGTGAAATCCAATATGGGGGAAATTATATTAGACGCGTTCTTATCTATTGGTAAATATTTAATATAATCGCCAGATGTGGTTACTATCTCACGAGCGCGTAACGGATTCTTCTTTATTAAAATATAAAACATTAACGCACCGAAACCTATACCAGCCATCTGATAATATTTTTTCCATGATAATAATAAATTCATATACTTACCGTCAGTATAAATGTTTGCCATACAAAATCCGGCTATAAGTATAATTACTAATTCAAATCTCATTCTTTATAATATAGTTTCTTCTTATATTGTCTGTATAAATTTTCGTTATTCGTAATATACATAAATTAAGAACGCACATACCAATATTAGCGCTAAATGAATATAATGTTTATTTAAATTTAACTTACTGCTTATATACACTGGTTTTGGTAAATACTCAGCTCGATATTTGGCAAGAGCTTTAGGTAATGAGATTTCTTCTTTACCCAACATCACATTAAATTTATTATGGATAAAATGGACCCATCTCACGAACGAGTCGCGATTATCTAAATAAGGAGATACCGGATACTTATCTAACATTTCACTAAACTTATTTCCCATTTCCTCAATAGGTATAAATAATGGCACATTCTGAATAAAATCATAATATTTCTTCTTTGTTACATCATTCGGAGTTTTGGGATAAGACTCGGCTACCGTATGTAAAAAAAACCAATAATGAGGCCCCCATACTTCAGGATGAAATATCATTTTGTATACACGTTAGTAATATTTATTTTTTATAATTACAACTAACATTTTACAAAAAGGGTGTAAAGATTATCTAACATAAACAATATCATGTCAGATAACTATTGCAATAACTGTGGAAAATACGGACATAATTATAACCAATGTAAATTACCTATTACCAGTTTAGGGGCTATTGCTTTTCGCATTAAAGACACCAATATTGAATATTTAATGATACGACGTAAAGACACATTGGGATTTATTGACTTTATGCGTGGAAAATACTCATTAACGAATAAAGACTATATTATGAATATGCTAAAGCAAATGACGACACTTGAGAAACATAAACTTAATACATGGACGTTTAACCAAATATGGAGTGATATATGGGGCAATAATAACGCAATAAATCAATATAAAAATGAAGAAACTTCATCCAGAAATAAATTCAATCAGTTGAAACTTGGCGTTCATTATAAAAATAAAAGTTTCTCTTTAAACGAAATGATTATTGAATGTAACCAATATACAAGTTGGGACGAACCAGAATGGGGGTTTCCCAAAGGCAGACGCAACTTTAATGAAACAGACTTAAATTGTGCTTTAAGAGAATTTAATGAAGAAACAGGCATTAATATGAAGTCTATCAAACTACTCGAGAACTTGTTCCCATTTGAAGAGATTTTCACTGGGTCAAACTATAAATCTTACACGCACAGATATTTCATTACATACATTGACAATAATAAACCTATTAATATGGATAATTATGAAAAAACTGAAGTTAGTAAAATGGAATGGAAGACATTTGAAAACTGCATGACATCTATTCGTAAATATAATTTAGAAAAACAATCTATGCTTACTAAAATACATAATACACTCTCAAAATATAGTATATCATGCTATTGTTAAAACACTCACCTTTTTATCTATATATATTTTAATACATATAGAGTATCATCAAATTATGGATAACACCTCCAAAAATAAGCCCTTACCTAAAAATAAAACACGTAAACGATGTCCTAAGGGGTCCCGTTGGAATACCACTCAAGAAAAATGTTTACCTCATATTATGGATAACACCTCCAAAAATAAGCCCTTACCTAAAAATAAAACACGTAAACGATGCCCTAAGGGAGAACGTTGGAATACCACTCAAGAAAAATGTTTACCTCATATTATAAAAAAAGCAAGGGAGACAACTACTGATAGTAATTGTTCTAAAAATTATGAGCCTACAACCCAACAACAAATAGAGAGAATGAATGAATTGAACGAACAAGTTACTAAGCGTAAACTTAAAAACAAAGATTTAAGAAATATGGTATCTGACCTAATTGGAGAAGAACGAGGAATTCATAAAAATCAAATATTAGGAGCACGAATGACTGATGAATTAATACGGTTGATTATATGCTTAGAGAATAATAAAAATACTGAACCTCAATCTGAACCTCAATCTGAACCTCAATCTGAACCTCAACCTCAACCTCAACCTCAATCTGAACCTCAATCTGAACCTCAATCTGAACCTCAACCTCAACCTCAATCTGAACCTCAACCTCAACCTCAATCAGAACACGAACTTGAGATTCAATCTGAACCGGAACCGGAAATTAAGCCTGAAACAATAAATAATATGGAATTAACTTCAGATACACAGGGTATACAAAATAAGA